GAAGAACGAGGACTGGGAAACTACCATCGGCGTGCTGCGCAACGACATCGAGGACGACCGCCTCGGCATCTGCAACATCCAGGCAATGGGTGCGGGCGAATCGGCCGGCGAGCTGCGCGACATCATCGTCGACGATCTGAAGAACACCGCTTTCGCCAGCGAGTGCATGGACGGCCAGTATTTCTACGACACCGACCATCCGCTTAAAACCAGCGACGGCGTCGCCTCCAGCGTCAGCAACAAGGGCACCGCCGCCTTGTCGGCCGCCACCCTGGCCGCTGTCACCGCCAGCTACGGCGCCGCCCGCCAGGCGATCATGGGCTACACCGACAGCGAAGGCATGCCGCTGCGCCTGATCCCCGACACGCTGGAAGTGCCGCCCGCGCTGGAAGCGGTGGCCCGCATCATTTGCGAGAAGGACAAGCTGGTCGACAACTCGCCCAACCCCTACCAGGGCACGGCGAAGGTCATCGTCAACCCGGCGCTGTCCAGCGCCACCGGCTGGATGCTGCACGTCACCAGCAAGCAGTCGGTCAAGCCGTTCATCATCCAGATGCGCAAATCCCCCGTGTTCGTCAGCCAGACCGACATGAGCGCAGACGACGTGTTCAACAAGGCCGAATTCAAATTCGGCGCCGAAGCGCGAGCCACCGGCCTGTATGGTTTTTGGCAGCTGAGCTACGGCTCCACCGGCGCGGTCTGATCCCCGTAGCAGGTTGATTCATGGCGGCCGGCAACCCCAGCCGCCATCGGTAAACCGGCTACCGCTGCCATCAAAAGCGGTCTCAACTAGGAGCAAGTCATGGCAAAAAAAGCCCCCGCAGCATCCAAAACAACCCCGCCCGCCGCTGCTGCGGATGAACCCATCCTGTCCGGCGCGAACGGCCCCGATCCGGTGATCGGCCTGCGCATCACCGCCGCGCGCGAAGGCTTCCGCCGCGCCGGCCGCGCCTGGAGCCGCCAGCCGACCGACGTGCCGCTGGCCGACCTGAGCGACGACCAGGTGGCGATGCTGCGCGCCGAGCCGATGCTCACGGTTGAAGAGAGCGCGCTGCCGTGACCTACGCCACCCAGGCCGATCTCGAGGCCCGCTACGGCGCCGAAGAGGTGCTGCAGCTCGCCGATCGCAATGGCGACGGCGTGGTCGACGTCGGCGTGGTCGACCAGGCGCTCCTTGACGCCGCCGCCGAGATCGACGGCTACCTGGGCAGCCGCTACCAGCTGCCGCTGGCCGCTGCGCCCCAGGTCATCAAGGTCTATGCCTGCGACATCGCACGCTATCGCCTGTACGCCAGCGTTGCGACCGAGGAAGTGCGCAACCGCTACACGGACGCACTGAAGTTCCTGAAGCTGGCGGCCGAAGGCAAGGTGATGATCGGCCCGTCCGCGAGCGGCGCCGCTCCGCTTGAGGCGGGCGGTGCCGAGATGGTTTCCGGCGGCCGCGTGTTCGGCCGGGAGGGCTTCTGATGGGCATCATCGCCACCGTCGAGGCCGCGATCCTGGGCCAGGTGCAAGCCACCCTGGGCGCTACGGTAAAGGTCAAGGAATCGCTGGCCGGTTCCTGGACGCTGGACCTGCTCAAGCAAGCCATTCAGAAAGCGCCCGGCGTGTACGTGGCGTTTCTTAGTGGCCGCGGCAACCCCAACGCGGACGGTTATCTGGACGGCAGCTTCGTGGTCTATGCGGTGACCGGCGGGCCGCTGGAAGCGCAGCGCCGCCAGGGCACGCCGCGCGTGATCGGCGCTTACGAGATTGTGGAGCGCCTGGTGCCGGTGCTCGCCGGGCTCAAGGTCGCCGACGTCGGCACGATCAACGTGGTGGACGTGAGCAACCTGTTCAAGGAAGCCACCTTCGAGCTAGGCGGCACGGTCTACGGCATCAGCCTGCTGCTGCCCAACATGCCCATGACCTACCAGGCGGACCTCGCCGGCCTGGCGCCCTTCCTGTTGTTCCATGCCGAGCATTCGCTGGTTGCAGGCGAACTCGAGCCCGCCGCCATCGACGAAGTTAACCTGCCCCAGTGAGAGGACAAACCATGAATACACAGATCTACGTCAAGCCCGCCACCGATGCCGAGGGCAACCCGCTGCGGGTGCGCCTGCCCGATCGGCCGATGGAGTTCCTGCCGGCCGAAGGTGCGCTGGTCGACAAGACCCCCACCTGGCTGCGCCGCCTGCTCGACGGCAGCGTGGTCGAAGCCAAGCCCGTCAAGCCCGCCAAGTCCACCACCTAAGGAGTAAGCATGCTGCCCTTCAACGATATGCCCGCCAATCTGCGGATTCCGGGCGTCTACATCGAGTTCGACAATTCCCTGGCGGCGCAGGCCGCGCAGGAATTCAAGGTGCTGGTCGTCGGCCAGCGCCTCGCCGGCGGCACCGTGGCCCAGGGCGTGCCCACCCGGGTGACCAACGAGGCGCAGGCCGACAAATATTTCGGCCGCGGCTCGATGCTCGCCGAGATGCTGCGCGCCATGAAGGCCAAGGACCGCTTCATGGAAACCTGGGCCATCGCCCTGGACGACAACGCCGCCGGCGTCGTCGCCGCGGGCTCCGTCACCTTCGGCGGCACGCCCACCGTGGCCGGCACGCTCAACGCCTACATCGCCGGCACGCGGGTGCAGACGGCTATTTCCGCCAGCCAGGCCAGCACCGCCATCGCCACCGCCTTCGCCGCGGCGGTCAACGCCGACACCAGCCTGCCGGTCACCGCGGCCGTCGACGCCGTAAGCCTGAGCAAGGTCAACCTCACCGCCCGCCACAAAGGGGAGGCTGGCAACGGCATCGACATCCGCCTCAACTACTACGGCGAGGCCACGCCCAATGGCATGACGGCGGCGATCGCCGCGATGGCCGGCGGCACCGCCAACCCCGACGTGAACGCCGCCATCGCCGGCTTCGGCGACGAATGGTGGAACTGGATCGTGATGCCCTACACCGACACGGCCAACATGGTCGCGCTGGAGGCGGAGCTCACGCTGCGCTGGGGCCCCACCCGCCAGAAAGGCGCGCGTGCGTTTGCCGCTTACCGCGGCGCGCACTCGGCCACCGCCACCTTCGGCTCCGGCCGCAACAGCCCGCACGTCACCTGCATGGGCACCAATATCGCGCCGCAGCCGCCGTACATCTGGGCTGCGGTCAACGCCATCGCCGCGGCCAACCCGCTGGCGCTGGATCCGGCGCGCCCGCTCAACACCATCGAGCTCACCGGCCTCATGCCGCCGGCAATCGCGGACCGCTGGGACGACGGCGAGCGCAACCTGCTGCTGTGGGACGGCATCAGCACCTACAAGGTGACCAGCGACGGCCGCTGCCTGATCGAGCTGCAGATCACCATGTACCAGCTCAATGCATCGGGCCTGTCGGATGTCAGCTACCTGTTCATCAACCGGCCCGAGACCCTGGAGCGCATCCGCTTCGAGCAGCGCGCACGGGTGGCAGGCAGGTTTCCGCGCCACAAGCTGTCCGGCGATGCCAATGCGCGCTTCGGCGCTGGCCAGCCCATCGTTACCGACACCGTGATCAAGGGCGAGCTGCTCGCGCTCTATCAGGATTTCATCATCAATGGCTGGTGCGACGACCTGGCGGGCTACAAGGCCAGTCTGATTACCGAGATCGATACCGCCAACGGCCGCATCAACTGGAAGGACGAACCGCGCCTGATCGGCCCGGCCAACGTCTTCGCCGGCCTCGCCCAGTTCCGCATCTAAGGAGTGAACCATGAGTGACCAAATCACCGGACGCGCCACCATCTACATCGACGGCAAGCGCATCCCCACCGAGAACAAGGCCAAGCTCAATCCGGGCGGCGCCAACCGCAAGGAAGAGCGCCACGGCGGCAAGACCTATTTCGTCGAGGAGGAAGTGCCGCCCGGTGTCGAGTGCACCGTGCTGCATACCGCCAACGTGGACATTGTGGCGCTGTCCGCCATCGTCGGCGCCACGGTCATCTTCGAGGCCGACACGGGCCAGAAATACGTGCTGCGCGGTGGCTTCGCCACCGGCCCGGCCGAGCTCGATGGCGACCGCGCCCAGCTCAAGATCGCGGCTGATTCCTGCGACAGGATGTGAACATGGCCACCGTCAATCTGACCCTGCCGCACGGCCTGCTGATCGGCACCGACACGCTGAAGGACGCCGTGCTGCGCGAGCCCACCGCCGGCGACATCATCGAGGCCCAGGAAGAATCCGAAAAGCTGGTCTACGCCGTGGAAGCCAACGGCGACCGCATCGTGCCGACCCTGGTGGCCAGCCCCACGATGGTGGGCGTGCACGTGCTGCGCCGGCAGATCGTGAAGATCGGCAACCTCTCCGGGCCCATCGAGCTGGCCATGCTGAAGCGCCTGCACCCGGAAGATTTCGGCGTGCTACAAGCCAAGGCGGATGAGCTGGACGCCGCCACATCCGCCGAGATCACGTCCCGCGAGGTGACGCAACGGGGGCGAGATGATGGTGACGGCGGCGGCGCTGGATAGCGTCGCGCCGGCCATGCTGCTGCGTGGCTGGCGCCTCGATGAAATACGGCAGCAGTCGCTCAGGCGGCTGCTGCGCATCCTCCACCACACGAAGCCTGCCGAATGAGCGAACTGCGCACCGGAATTGTTCTGACCCTCTCGGGCAACCTGGAAGCCCGCGCCAAGCGGTACAGCCAGTCGCTCGATGGTTTCAGCCGTCGCGGCCAGCGCAGCATGGCGATGCTGCGGCGCTCGATGGACGTGATGGGCGCCGGCCTCGATCGCCTGGGCAACAAGTACACCGCGCTGCTCACCGGCGCCGCCGGCGTGGGCGCGGCCAAGATGGTGATTGGCCTGGAAACGCGCTTCACCCGCCTGGGCATTCAGGCCAACGCCTCCGCCGACCAGGTGGCCAGGCTCAAGAAAGAGATCTACGAGGCCGCGCAGGCGCCCGACATCCGCGTCGATCCGGGCGAGATCACGTCCGCCATCGAGGCCATCATCGAGAAAACCGGCGACCTCAAGTTCGCCGAAGCCAACATGCGCAACATCGGCCTGGCCATCCAGGCCACCGGTGCGGCCGGCCAGGACATCGGCGAGATCCTCGCCGAGTTCCAGAAGATGGACATCAAGAGCCCGGACAAGGTGCTGGAGGCGCTGGATGTGCTCAACGTGCAGGGCAAGGAAGGCGCGTTCACCCTGCAGAACCTGGCTGCCCTGGGGCCGCGTGTCATCACGGCCTACACCTCCAC